TCAGACCTCGACAACCAGCTGCACATTTCAGCAGTGCCGATGCTGGCCTTTTACGGCTTCCCATCAAGCGCTGAGGAGGTATCAGCTGGCCCCGGTGAAGCCATTGCATTTCCCGCTGAAGGCCGCGCTGAGTACATCGAACCTGGCGGTACTAGCTTTCAGTACCAGTTCAAGCGGCTAGAAGCATTGGCGCTGCAGATCAATGAACTAGGACTATCAGCAGTGCTAGGCCAGAAGTTAACCGCTGAAACCGCCGAAGCCAAGCGCATTAACCGCAGCCAAGGCGACAGCACCATGATGGTGATTGCGCAGAACATGCAAGACATGATCGACAACTGCTTGCAGTTTCATGCGCAGTACCTAGGCCAAAATGAAGCAGCCGGTAGCAGCCACGTCAACCGCGACTTTATGGGTACTAGGCTTGACCCACAGGAGATCAACAGCCTGTTGCAGCTTTACACTGCAGGGACCATCACTCAAGAAACCTTGCTGCAGCAATTGTCTGATGGCGATGTGCTAGGTGATGACTTCGACGTTGACGAGGAACTAGATGCCACAGCAAATGCGGGGATGGATCTACAACCTGCTCGACAACCTGATCAGTTGGTTGATCGACGTAGCAGTGATGATCGAACCGGAGAAGCCGAGACACCAGGAGCTTGACTATCACGTCAGCGCATTGCCAGAGGAGATCTTAGCAATCGTGCGCGTTAGCTGGTATGTAGACGGCAAGGCTGATGAGGTAGACGAGATGGTACTGATGGAAGATGGCCAGAACGGTTATGACGCATTTGCTGCGGTGGTAACCAGTGCATTGCAGCGCGGCGCTAATGTAAGTATTCGGTCAGGGTATGCCGCTGCAGATTTAGGTATTATCGAATGAGCACACCAGAAACGCTATACCGCAATGCAATAGACCTGAACCGCTACAGCAATAGCGTGGCGCGGCGTGTAATCAATGCATATAACGACATCATCATTGATAGCGTCAACCAGTTGCGCACCATTGATGATCTAGCCGCACCAGTTAAGGCTGCTAGGCTTCGTGGCATTTTGGCGCAGCTTAAAGACTCGCTTGGCACATGGGCTGGTGATGCAACCGAGCTAACCGCAACTGAGCTGCAAGGGTTGGCGCAGTTGCAGTCAGAGTTTGTAACTGAAGAACTGCGCAAGGCATTGCCGGTTGGCAGCCGTGATGCAGTGCGCACTGTTGAGATAAGCCCGCAGTTTGCGCAGAGCGTGGTCACCACTGACCCAACACAGCTCAACGTGGTGGCATTATCGGATGACCTGTTTGCAGCAGTAGAAGGCGCAGAAGCATTAGCACGCCAAGCTGGCACTGGCGTGTTTAACTTGACCGCCGCCAAGGGTGCCACCATCACGCTACCCAATGGTGAAGTGGTCACCAAGGCATTTCGTGGCATCGCCGTAGACCAAGCCGAGCGATTTAGCCAAGTGGTACGGCAAGGGTTGCTGACAGGTGAAACCACGCCAAGCATCGCCAAGCGGTTGATTGGCAACTTGCAATTTGGCGAGGAGGCCAAAACCGTCCGACAACTGGTAGCAGCAGGCGGGCAAGCCACTGCCGTAGCTGACAACCAAATTATGACGCTAGTACGCACCAGCATTAACCAAGTAGCTAATACCGCCAGCCAGCAGGTATATGAAGCCAACCAAGACATTACTAAAAAATATCGCTATGTGGCAACACTGGATACCCGCACCAGCAGCATTTGTCGTGCATTGGATGGTCGTGAGTTTGAATATGGCAAGGGGCCAACACCGCCGCAGCACTTCAACTGCCGGTCAACGACAGTGCCGGTGATCGACCCAGACATCTTGCCGCCATCAACCACGGCAACCAGAGCCAGTAAAAATGGGCAGGTGCCAATCAACACCACATACGGCAAATGGCTTAAAGACAAGATGCCAGGTGAAACCAATGCAGATGTGCTGGCTAGGCAGCAACAGGCATTAGGCAGTAAGGCGCCCTACTTCCGTAGATTGGCGGATAAGTATGGCCCCGATGCCGCCATCGCAAAGCTGGTGCGTGATGATGGCGCAGAGGTAACATTAGATCAGCTCCGCAAACGATATGGACCTGCCTAGCCTCCGGCATTTCACACCTGCTGGCATCAGCTCTGATCCTGTCGAGGCATTAGCTGGTGAGGCATGGGTGCCGGCGATCTACACCGATAAAGGCTGGGCAGCGCCAGATGGCGCTAGCCTGCTACTAGGTATTGAGGAATGGCGCCATGCCACTGAAGAAACCAGGCCTATACGCCAACATCGCCGCAAAACGCAAGCGCATTGAAGCTGGCAGCGACGAGCGCATGGCGCGCAAGGGTGAAGAAGGCCGCCCATCTGCTGCTGCATTTAAGGCTGCTGCTAAAACTGCCAAAAAGCCGAAGCGCAAGAAGAAGTGATCACCTATCGCGGCGAGCAGTTCGAGGGTTACAACAAACCCAAGCGGACGCCTAGCAACCCCAACAAGTCTCATGCGGTACTCGCTAAAGAAGGCGCCACCGTAAAGCTCATCCGTTTCGGCCAACAGGGCGTATCAGGCTCACCAGCACGAACAGGAGAATCAGCAGCAGACAAGGCCAGAAGGGCATCATTTAAGGCCAGGCACGCCAGCAACATCGCCAAAGGTAAGCTAAGCCCTGCTTACTGGGCGGATAAGGTAAAGTGGTGATGCACTATATCCCTGCGGGATAAGCATGTCTGAAGAGAATCAAACTCAGGAGCCTGCGGCTACTGATGCAATGCAACGCAGTATCGAAGCACTGGAACGCAAGAACCAAGAGCTGATTGCTGAGCTGCGCACTGCTAAATCAAAGAAGTTACCGGATGGCGTTGATGTCGATGAGCTACTTGAGTTCAAGCGACGCGCTGAGCAATCTGAACTTGAATCGCAAGGCAAATACTCCGAAGCAAGACAAGCTTTGGAGCAGCAGTACCGTGAGGCGACGGCGCAAAAGGACCAGCGCATCACAGAACTTGAAATCCGCGTCCGTGAGCTTGAACTCGTCACGCCAGCAGTAACCGCACTAGCCGATCTAGTGCATGACCCCGACATGGTGCTCAAGACCAAGCTGAGCAGCGATCAGATTGAGCGTGATCCTGATGGCACCGTGGTAGTAGTCGATGGCTACCAGCGCACACCCGTAAGCGAATGGGCCAAGACGCTGCCAGCATGGATGCAAAAGCAGCCAAGGCCACAAGGTAGCGGCGCACCATCAGGGCGCAGCAGTGGTGAGATGCCGCTGGGCATCAAGAACCCATTTGCGCAGGAGTCATTTAATCTCACCGAGCAATCACGACTGTTCCGTACAGACCGTGACATGTACGAACGATTGAAGGCTGCAGCAACCCGCTAAACTATTTGCAACCGGCTGCGCTGGTGCCAGGGCTGCGCCCACACCGTAAACCATTTCCCCGAGATGAATCATGGCGACTCTTCGCTCTGACATCATCATCCCAGAGATTTTCACGCCTTACGTTATTGAGCAAACCACACTTCGTGATGCCTTCTTGGCTAGCGGTGTGGTGCAGCCCATGGCTGAGCTGAACGCTACTGAGGGTGGTGATTACATTAATGTCCCATTCTTCAAGGCCAACCTGTCTGGCGACTTTGAAGTGCTGACTGACAGCACCTCACTGACACCTGGCAAGATCACTGCTGACAAGCAAGTCGGCGTCATCCTGCACCGTGGTCGTGCCTTTGAGTCACGCGACCTTGCAGCACTTGCTGCTGGCGCTGACCCCATGGCTGCTATCGGCGCCAAGATCGCTGATTACGTTGCCAACCAGCGCCAGAAGGATTTGCTGTCATGCCTCGCTGGTATCTTCGGCACCCTCGGCACCACTAGCTCATCTGCTGCTTTCTTTGGTCTAACCATCGACGGCGAATCTGGTGACACCCCGACTGTGCTTAGCCCCCGCCACGTTGCGGAAGCCCGCAGCCTGCTGGGTGACCAAGGCGACAAGCTGGCTGCTGTTGCAATGCACTCCAAGGTCTACTACGACCTGGTTGAGCGCAAGGCGATTGATTATGTCAGCACCCTTGATGCACGCGGCACTACTACCACCCAATCAGGCGGCAGCATCTCTGGCGCATACGGCGGCGACAACTCCGTGCCTACCTACATGGGTCTGCGCGTAATCGTCTCTGACGATGTGCAAACTGAAGGCAGCGGCAGCTCCACCGAGTATGCCACTTACTTCTTCACCCAAGGCGCTGTTGCCTCTGGTGAGCAGATGGGGATGCAGACTGAAACCGACCGTGACATCCTCGCCAAGAGCGATGCCATGTCGATTGACCTTCACTACTGCTACCACCCCGTTGGCAGCAAGTGGACGGTTGGCACTCCTAACCCGACTCGCGCCGCACTGGCAACAGTTGGTAACTGGTCGAAGGTGTACGAACTCAAGAACCTTGGGATCGTGCGGGCTACAAACACCTCTAACTTCGATTGAGGTAACTAATCATGGCTTCTATCTTTGAAACCGTAGCCGGCAATGC